ACTGCATTAAAGTTATCTGCGTTTTATTCTTGCGTTCGTAATATTTCAGAAGATATTGCAAAAGTTCCGTTTGATGTGTTTCAATTCGATTCAAAAGGTAACAAGATTTCGGTAAGTCATAGGGCAAAAAGTTTACTAAACAAAATGCCGAGCAGTTTATCAACTCCTTTTGTGTTCAGACAAACATTAATCGAGAACGCATTAATATACGGAAACGGATATGCTTACATAGAAAGAGATGTAAACGCTAAACCTACCTCAATCTTTATCTTAGACCCTAAATTCGTAGTGGTTCAAGTAGTAGATAGACAACTATTCTATGTTGTAAACGATATTAAGGCTGGTATTATTGGAACATTTGATGAGAACACAGTATTCCATATTAAAGGAATGGGCGATGGTTATGTAGGTAAGTCTGTGATAATGTACGGAGCGGAGTCAATTGGCGCAGGTTTGGCAGTTCAGACTTATGCAAGTTCATTCTTTGGAAGTGGAGCAACCTTAACAGGAACTATTGAAGTACCTGGTGTTGTTCAAGATGAAAACCAAGCTAAGAAAATAAAAGACACATTCAATTCTTCTTATAAGACCCAAAACGGAAGCAATAACGGAGTCGCTTTACTACATTCGGGTGCTAAATTTACCAAGATTTCGGCTCAACCAAACGAGAGCCAAATGGTTGAAACAAGGGACTTCGGAGTAAACGATATAGCAAGATGGTTTAGAATGCCATTAAGTAAGATTCAATCAGGTTCTACCGGTTCAAGTAATCTTGAGCAGTTAAATATTGAGTATGTGACAGATTGCTTAATGCCTTGGTTTGTGAAGTTAGAGCAAGAAGTTGAAAGAAAGTTATTCCGTTTTGATGAAATGGATACAATGGATGCAAAGTTTTCAGTTAGTCAATTGATGCGTGGTGATATGACCTCAACATCAAACTACTTGAAGACTTTGTACTATGCTGGATTTATTAATAGAAATGACGGAAGAAGATTCCTTGACCTAAATACTATAACAGAAGATTACGGAAATACATTTTATTCGCCAGCCAATATGATTCCAGCAACCATGGAAGTTGGATTTTGGAATGCGAAGGACCAAACACAAACAAGCCAAGCACAAGTTGGCAACGGAGGAACACCAAACTAATGAAAAAAGATTACATATTAAACGTAGATACTAACGCTGAGCGTAGGTCTATGACTGGCAACGTAGAGATAAGACAAATTGAAGGAGAAGTTACTCCTACAATTGCAGGTATCGCTTGCGTATTTGACCAACCAACCGATATGGGTTGGTATATTGAAAAAGTAGCAACAGGTGCATTCGACCAAGCCGATATGAGCGATGTGGTTGCTTTATTCAACCATGAAGAAGAAGAATTATTAAGCCGTACAACTGGCAAGGCTGATGACCTTGTTTTGAGTATTACCCAAGCAGGTTTAGGTTATCAATTTAAAGCTAAAAACGAATGCTCTGGTGAAGTTGCTCAAAACATTTCATTGGGATTCATTAAGGGTAGTTCATTTGCCTTTAGTTGTGTTGGTGAAGAATGGGAATATGAAGTGGCTCAAATGGATGGACAAAAGAAAGATGTTCGCACAATTACTAAGATTGGTAAAGTGTACGATGTATCACCAGTAACTTACCCAGCGTATCAACAGACTTCGGTAGGATTACGCAAAAGACAAATCGAAAAACAACCCGATTTGCTTGATTTAAAAATAAACAATAAAGCTAAATAAGAATGAAAAATTCAAAACAACTAAAAGAAGAAAGAGCAATCGTATCAGATACAATTGAAACTCTTTCGAAGGTGGATAATCGCACACCCGAGCAAACTGCTGAATTAAGAAAAGCGATTGAAAAAGAAGAAAACTTATCTAAAGAAGTTGAAGCAAGTTTGGAATTAGAAAAACGTGCTGCTGAACAAGCTAAATTTAACGCCTCAGTTAGTGGTAACGCTGCTGGTCGTGGTGATGAGCATGAAGCAAGAAACTTTTCTTTTGGTAAATTAGTAAAAGACATGGTAGAAAATCGTTCTATTAGTGGCTTAGAGAAAGAAGTTATTGAAGAATCAAACAAAGAACAAAGAACTTTAGGCGGTAATGCTTCAGGTCTTTACTTGTCAAACAGATTCTTAACCGTTGAAAAACGTGCAATGACTGCTGGTTCTGCAACTGCTGGTGGTAACTGGATTCCTACCGACAAGATTCCTTTCTTCGATGCTCTTTACGCAATGACTGTATTAGAATCTTTAGGTGCTACTATGTTGACAGGCTTAGCTGCTAATACTGACTTGGTCGGGTTTGCAACTGGAGTAACTGCTGCTTGGACTCCTGAAACAACTGATGCTGGTGCTGGTGACCCAACAACTGCTTCACGTTCTATCACTCCTTATCGTTTAGCTGCTTACACAGACCTTTCTAAGCAATTATTGATTCAAGATAATTACTCAATTGAGCAGTACTTAATTCAATCTTTCATGAAAGCGTTCGCAGTTAAAATTGAAGGTGCTGCAATCAACGGTAGTGGTTCAGGCGAGCCTTATGGTGTATTGAATACTGCTAATATCGGTAGTGTATCAATCGGAACAAACGGTGGTGCGCCTACTTTGGCTAAGATTCTTGAAATCGTTCAAACAACTGAAAGCAACAATGCTGGTATGAATGGTAAATGGTTAGCAAATCCTAAAGTAGTAGCTAAATTGAAACAAACTCAAGTAGATGCTGGTTCAGGTGCTATGTTAATGGCTTACGGTCCTTACTTTGGTGGTGTTGAAAACCAAATTGATAGCAAACCTGCTTATTCTACTTCTAACGTACCAAGCAACTTGGACAAAGGAACTACAACAGGTGTTTGTTCTGCATTAATCTACGGAACTTGGGACAACTTGGTTGTTGGTCAATATGGTGGTATCGACTTAGTAGTTGATAACATGAGCCAAGCAATCGGTGGTAAAAATAGAATCGTAATGAATCAGTATGTTGGTGTTGCGGTTAAACAACCAAAAACATTTACTGCTTGTAAAGACATTACCACTACCTAATCGACTCTTGGTGAGTATTTCATAATAAATGGGGAGGGTTTCGGCTCTCCCCTAATTTAAAACTATGAAAGTAAAATTTATTAAAAGTCCAGGCAGATTTAATTTGGCTTATTTTGAAGGAGATGAAGCCGAATTTAATACCGAAAAAGCCGAAGAATTAATTGCGACAGGTTACGCTATATTAACCAAAGAAGGAAGGGATGAGGCAGAGATTGAACTAATGATTCAAGATGCAATAATTGAAACACCTGAGAGAAACAAAAGGAAAAAGAAATGAATTACAGATTAGTTACAGGACCAGCTACCGAACCATTAACCTATGCAGAGGTTAAGGCTTTTCTTCGTTTGAACGATGATAGCGAGCAGACTTTTGTAACTACTTTAATAACTATCGCAAGGCAAATAGTTGAAGGACAAACTTGGCGACCTTTAATATCTCAATCTTGGGCGTTACAATTTGATGCTGCCGAATTAAATTTGTTTATTTCGAACATTAATAAAGCACCAATTATCTCAATTGATTCGGTGAGTTATTACGATACGGACAACGTACTTCAAACTCTTTCGCCTACCTTATACGAAACCGATATTTATGGTAATCCAGCAAGGTTCAGACTGAAATCTATTCCAAGCGTTTACGATAGAATGGGAGCGTTAATTGTGAACTTTGTTTGTGGTTATACTAATGCAGCAGCAGTACCTCAAGCGATTAAACAAGCAATGCTATTGATAATCGGACACCTTTACGAAAATAGACAAGATGTGGTTACTGGAACTCAAGTGAATGAGATTCCAATGGCTTCAAGATACTTATTAGAACCTTATAGAAACAATTTTATATACGCACCTATGAATGGTTAGTTGAGGGTTCGATTCCCCACATAGGACTAATTTAAACTAAAATGATAAAGACAATCGGAGCAAAATGTGTATCGGTAACGAAATCCGATACGGCTTACATAACTGATGCAGATGGAAACTATGCAATCGGAACACTTTACATCGGAACTACTGGTGACTTAGTAGTTTTACCTTGGGAACACGCAGATACAAATTCAGCCGTTACGACTGGAGTAGGTGGGGCGGTTTTATTCAAAACAGTTGCAGTAGGATTCTTCCCAATTGCGGTTAGAAAAGTATTCTCAACAGGCACAACTGCGAGCGATTTCGTTGCAGTAATTAATTAAAAAATAAACAATAATAATATGGCAAGCACAGGAGCAATTAACGGAACGGCAGTAGTCCTCAAAATAGGTGGTACTACAATAGCCAAATTAAAAAGCAATTCGCTTAAATTAAGCAGAAACGCAATTGACATTTCAAACAAAGATTCGGGAGGTTGGAAAGAATCTATCTATGGACAAGGTTCGGGTTCATTCGACTTTGAAGGAGTATTTGCAGAAGATGGAACATGGGGTTTTGATGAGGCTTATGCAGCTATCTCAGGTAAGACAATCTTAACTGCTAAATGGACTGCTGGAGCTGGTGATTTATATTACCAAGCAAGTTGCATTTTGACTTCTATAAGTATGACTGCCCCTATGGAAGATGCGGTTACTTTCTCAGGTTCATTGGAAATCACTGGCGCACCTACAACTGGTACTTTATAGTGATTAATTTTGGTAAATACGACCAAAGTATAGTTATCCAAAACTATGCAGAAACGAGAGGTGCGAATGGCGAGTCTATTCGTGCCTACTCGACACTGTACACAGTATGGGCGAAAGTGATTCCAACAGGTGGAGGCGAAAGTCAAGAAACCGAAGAAAAG